AAAACTATCCTTGAATCTTGGAGAGGTGTTTCAATGGATCCTACCCGAGATGATTACATTGCTAAAGTAATTGGTAACCAAGTATTTAATGTGGGGACAGATGGAACTGATGCCTATGTAAGTGTAACAGGTGAATATCCTAACAAGTCTAAATATGTAATTGTAAAATCAGTTAATAATCCAACCCCTTATTATTTAGATGGTGCCGGAACTGCAAAAACCGAATTTACAGCTTCTATCCCTTCATCTTCAAATTTAAATGGAGTATTTGGTAATGCTGTAGGTAGTATCTTTTTTGGATCAGCAGGTGGTACTAAATACTACAAAAACATCACAAATGTCAACTCACAAGGTTTAATATCAGACGATTACACATCTTCATTTAATCTTTTAAGAAATAAAGATCAATATAAATACAATGTAATTTCAGCACCTGGTTTAATCTATTCATTTGATAACCACAGTGGTTCTTTAAATACCCTTATCAATACTACAACTACTAGAGGTGATAGCCTTTTACCTCTTGATTTAGTAGCTTATGGATCAAATGTAGGGGCAGTTACTGGATCCGCAGCAAATTTAAACACTAATTATGCTGTTGCATACTGGCCTTGGTTGTTAACTAAAGATGAAGACACATCAGCTAATATATGGGTTCCTGCCTCAACAATTATCCCTTCAGTATACGTTTACAATGATAATACATCTGAAGCATGGTTTGCACCTGCTGGATTTACAAGAGGTACTATGCCAAATGTAGTAGCACCTGAAAAAACATTACCACGTGGTTTAAGGGATCTTCTTTATAATGCAAAAGTTAACCCAATTGCTACCTTCCCGGGCACAGGTGTTGTAGTGTATGGTCAAAAGACACTTCAATCCCTTGCTACTGCAACTGATAGAGTAAATGTTAGAAGATTAATGATTGCCCTTAAAGACTTTATTGGTAATGTTTCTCAAAATCTTGTATTTGAACCTAATTCATTACAAACTAGAAACAGCTTCCTAAGTGTTGTCAACCCATACTTAGAAAGTGTTCAACAAAACCAAGGTTTGTATGCGTTTAAAGTTGTAATGGATGACTCAAATAACGGTCCTGATGTAATAGACAGGAACGAACTGAGAGGTGCTATCTATTTACAACCCGTCAAAGCCGCAGAATTTATTATACTTGACTTTAACCTCCTACCAACAGGAGCTGAATTCCCTTCATAATAGATTCTATATATTTATCAACAAGACAATTAATTAACTTATAAATTCGAATTTTAACATGGCAGAACAAATAATCTCCCCAGGTGTATTCCAGAATGAAAATGTTCCGGTGGCACTTGAAGCGGCAGCAGCTCCTATAGGGGCTGCTATCGTGGGACCTACAGTTAAAGGTCCTATGGGTATTCCTACCATTTGCACTACGTACACTGATTATAAACAAAAATTTGGTAGTACTGTAGTAAGTGGAGGTATAGAATACTCTTACTTTACATCAATCTCAGCACAAAATTACTTCAAACAAGGAGGTACTAGTTTATTAGTTACTAGAGTAGCTAGTGGATCAGAAGACTTTACAGCATCAGTTTCTACTGATGTTATAACTGGTAGTGATAGTGGTGGTACTCCTAGTAATGCAAATGTATTCCAATTACAAACAATATCAGTTGGAGCTAACCAAAATAGTACTGGTTCTTCTGGAGGAGGAGTAACTACTGGAGGTGCTTTACCTTCAGGTTCAAAAGATAACCTAAGATGGGAAATTACAAATGTAGATATAAACGCAGGTATCTTTACTCTCAACATTAGACAAGGTAATGACAGAACAGCTGATAAAACTATCCTTGAATCTTGGAGAGGTGTATCGCTTGATCCCAAAAGAGATGATTACATTGCTAAAGTAATTGGTAATCAACAATTTTCAATAGGTACAGATAGTGGTGAATCATTTGTTGAAGTTGATGGTGAATACCCCAATAGATCTAAGTATGTAATTGTAAGTGCAGTTAATAACCCTATGCCAGACTACCTTGATGGTGCTGGAACCCCTAATGCTGCTTACACTGCTTCAATGCCCATAGCTCAAGAAGGTGCATTTGAAAGTGGAGTAGGTGAATTATTCCCTAACGGGGGAACTGGAGCTACTAATTTTTATAGTGCAATTACAGATGAAAATACTCAAGGTTTAACAGAAGAAGATTACACAGATGTATTAAATCTTTTGAAAAATAAAGACCAATACTCCTTTAATGTAATTAGTGTTCCTGGATTATATTACAGTGACCACAATACTACCCTTGATACTCTTATTAATAATACTACTACTAGAGGTGACAGCATTTTGCCCCTTGATTTAGTAAATTATGGGTCAAGTTCGGCAGAAGTAATTTCTCAAGCAAACCAAGTAAACACTAACTATGCTGCTGCATACTGGCCTTGGTTACTAGTTAATGAGGAAGATACAAAGGCTAACGTATGGGTACCAGCCTCAACAATTATCCCTTCAGTATATGTTTATAATGACAACACATCTGAAGCATGGTTTGCACCTGCTGGATTTACAAGAGGTACTATGCCAAATGTAGTAGCACCTGAAAAAACATTACCACGCTCTGTTAGAGATAATTTATACAACGCTAAAATTAACCCAATTGCTACCTTCCCAGGTACAGGTGTTGTAGTATACGGTCAGAAAACATTACAATCCTTAGCAACTGCACTTGACAGGGTAAATGTTAGAAGATTAATGATTACTCTTAAAGACTTTATTGGTAATGTTTCTCAAAACCTTGTATTTGAACCTAATTCATTACAAACTAGAAACAGCTTCTTAAGTGTTGTTAATCCATACTTAGAAAGTGTTCAACAAAACCAAGGTCTATATTCATTTAAAGTAGTGATGGATGACTCAAATAACGGTCCTGATGTAATAGATAGAAATGAATTAAGAGGAGCTATTTATTTGCAACCTGTTAAGACAGCAGAATTTATTATACTTGACTTTAACCTCCTACCAACAGGAGCTGAATTCCCTTCATAATAGATTCTTAATAACAAAAAGAAAGGGGTCGGATTTATCCGACCTCTTTTTTCTTTAAATATTTATAAGTAACCCAATAAGGGTTTTAATTTATAACTAACTTTAAAATAACGATCATGGCAGTATTAGATCCAAACGAAATATTTTTCACAGCGTTTGAACCCAAACAGCAAAATAGATTTCTTATGCTTGTTGACGGCGTACCTTCGTACTTCATCAAAGGTGTAGGAGCAATTACATTAACACAAGGAGAAGTAACTCTTAACCACATTAACGTCTACAGAAAAGTAAAAGGTAAGACCACATGGGGTAACGTAGCTTTAACCCTTCACGATCCTATCTCACCTTCTGGAACACAAACCATTATGGAATGGGTAAGATTACACCACGAATCAGTAACAGGTAGAGATGGTTACTCTGACTTCTATAAGAAGGACGTAACATTAAACATCTTAGGTCCTGTTGGTGATATTGTTTCTGAGTGGGTATTGAAAGGATGCTTTATTGTAGATGCTAACTTCGGTGAGTATAGCTGGGACAATGAAAACGCCGCCCAAACTATTACAATGACTCTTGCCCCAGATTACTGCGTATTAAATTACTAATCAATCGGGTAAAATCCAAAAAGGAGCGCACGAAAGTGCGCTCTTTTTATCTCTCGATATATTTATATCAAACATAAAAGTTATTTTAAATGAGTGAAGAAAAAAAATTTAAATTCCCCACGGAAATTGTAGAGTTGCCTTCGAAAGGTTTACTTTACCCTAAAGACAATCCCCTATCTTCTGGCAAAATTGAAATGAAGTACATGACCGCTAAGGAAGAGGACATTTTAACTAACCAAAATTACATTAGACAAGGCGTTGTTCTTGATAAGTTAATGCAATCGCTGATTGTGTCGAAGTGTAATTATGATGACCTTGTAGTAGGCGATAAAAACGCTATAATGGTTGCTTCTCGTATTCTAGGTTATGGTAAAGATTATACCTTTGAATATGAAGGACAAGAAGTTACAGTTGATTTATCTGAAATTGAACCTAAATGGATTAAAGAAGAAGATTTAGTAGAACCTAATACT